GTGTCGTTATCAGATAAAACATTATTAGACATATCAACCATTTCACTCATATTATACGTTTCAATATAATATAACTAACTATTTTTTTTACGTTAAACTATTTTTTTGCCGATAGAATAAACAATAAGCATGTGGCGTTTTTAATAAAGTGTCACTAGAAACTTTTTGAATTACTTCATCGTCATAATGATACCATTCATTTTGACTGTTTTTAACAAACGCCGTATAGTGACCATTATTCATACTACCTATATGATTTACAATACCGTACAATTCATATACATACTTTCCTGGATTGTACCCACTTACGTAAGAACTCATATCTAATTTGTCTATGGGAAAATCTATGTTATGTTGAATTTTTGTTCCCATCGGACTAAATCTGGATAAATTGACTACAAACACACGCGGAATATCCCAAAAACCGGTTTCCATGTACACGTCTTCTTTCTCTTTTGTTTCTTCATTGTACCATGCATTCTCACCTGATAGTGTTTCTGGAGTTAAATACGATTTGATACATTGTTCCAACGAAGTAAGAGGTTTATTGTTCGCAGAGACAGGTACATTTAATAAGAAAAACAATTCTGGTTTGATACTATGGATTTTTTTGGTAGTCATAGATACTATTTTGCGAAATGATAAACCATAAAACAGATCTAGCATCTCTGAATATTCTTTCTCATATAGTTCCTTTTTTGCTTTATAACATTGTAATGCCAGTTTGTCTACATCATTTATCGCATTCCCGTTAATAGAAAATGATACTCGTCTACTCGCACTTTTGTGAATGATTTCTAAGAAAAACATGATAAATTCACAGGAGTCGTTTTGGGAATATCCACTGAATAGGGTATATCCCTTTTTTCGTGCAACTTCACGAACATAATAAATGAATCGCTGAGGACTCAGTTTACCATTCTTGCTCCACATAACATCTTGTAAATCATTCCATTCTTTTGTAATCACGCCATCATCATCATTTTTTACATGTTTTTGGAAGGATGCACTGTGAATAGTATTATGTAATTCATAGGTATTACTTAACACTTGTATACACGCGTTAATATAACAAGTGTTTCCAAGATTATGTAGTCCAATTAAACCTTTGTCATTATATCTTGTTAAATCCATATAGATATTATTTTCTACAGTAATATTATCTTTACATTGTTTGTGTTATTTATAAATGTCCAATGCAAATCAACAACGTAATTCTGAAGCCGATGATCTTTTAGAAAGCCTTATTCGTTTATATGCAAATACTCCGAATTCCCCTCCATCTCAACGAAACAACACGACTCGAGATAATCATTATCCATTGTCCTTCAATATTCAACAACCTAGACAAACTCTATTTTCAAGAACACCTGCTACGACACCCAATCATTATCCTGAAACATCTCCTTCTCAACAACAAAGACGTAATCAACAATATTCAAGTTATCTATCAATCATTCAAACCATTCGCGATATTGGGTCACAATACAACAACAATATGCGTGAATATAATTCAAATGTTCGTCAAATATTAACTATTTTGAATGAAATCCATCGTGATATACGAACATTGAACACTATGAATGAACAACCCATAAATCGTCCATCAAACCAAGCACCTCGACCAGAAAACTCACGTTTTTATGATGGAATTTTCACACAACCTAACGCGTCAGCCACTAGACCAAATCAAAATCGATCTTATAATAATACGCCAATCCAAACTCAGCCATCCAATAATATTTTTGACATCTTATTACAAGCGATTCCATTAACAACAAATATGGAAAATGTAGTGGTGCGTCCATCTCAAGAACAGATTCGTAATGCCACGCGGTCGATTATTTACAATTCGAACAATACTCGTATTATGAATAACACATGTCCTATTACATTAGAACCTTTTGAAGAACGGCAAATGCTAACACAAATAACGTATTGTGGACATGTGTTCAGTCAAGATGGAATTAATCGGTGGTTTGAAGGAAATGTTCGCTGTCCTATTTGCAGATATGATATTCGTAATTACAATGCTAGATGTCGACAATGTCGTCGTCCATTGGAAGAATACGGAACTCGATGTGCTTATTGCGAAGAAGCAGGTAATACTGCTGAACGAGAAGATATGGATACAGAAGACAATGACGAACTAGAACGAGTACCTGAAACGAACAACGAAGATAGCAGTGATAGTGAAGATACATCGAATCAACCAAGTGATAACAGTTTGAACCCATATCAAGTTATTTTGAACTATGAAATACGAGCACCTGATTTTGTGTTTAATAGTACAGATATGTCTTTCAATTTGAATACTTGAACACCATAATATATTGACTATTTCTATATACATAGTCAATATACGTAATTACATAACATTTGCTTCCCAATCCACCATAAGCCCCCCTGCAAACAGATTGATTCCATAGTCAGAATCCGATTCATTATTATTATATTCTTCTACTAATAAATGTTTGTTAAGGAGACTTTCGTTTTCATTTTTTATTGTGCGTAATATGTTTTGTTTGTGTATCAATTTGGCAAAATAAGGAACAAAATCACTAGTATTCTCGATATACGGGTATCGGTGATCAATTCCAGTCATGTCAATATAAGTAGCTGACGACATCAAATAATCATAATTACACGTTCCTGTCATCTCACTATTTATGGTTTGGTATTTCCCTGGTGAATATATATATTTTAATGCATTACCATAATACACTTGTGTAAAAAATAAAATAAGCGTAAAAAAATACATTGGAGTCATATATACATTTTATATATTATGTTATTTATATGATTAGCATAATATATTTTTGTAGCATAATACCTTTGATTTATTTTTTATTGGATGACACAAAGAACGCGTCGAGTGTCTGAATCTTATGCTTGCGATTATGAATCATTTGCAAAATTTTATCAAATAGTAGTACTTTGATCTTAGCACTACTGATTTTCTCACGCTTCTTCATAAACAGTTCCAAATCGTCTCCACATTCCCCTTGTAATTTCTCCACATCTTTACGATATGTTTTAATAGCCGACATCTTCTTTTGCATAGTCCAAATATCTTCCACTGCTAATCCAAATAGTTGTTGAAGAGGTTTCATCAATTGATTTGTAATGTAATGTGTATAATCAATGTCTACTTTGTTTTCAATAATGAAATCAGGTGTCTCAATCTTATCTCCTTGCAACGCCTTGGGTTTATCGTTTACAATAAATACAAATCGCATCCTGTCGCCAGGCCGAGGTTTGTTTCCAGGATCACGTTCGCCAATACGGTCTGCTAATACGCGATGTCCAATCTGCTGTGGATTTTTGTAATCACTACGTAGTGCCTTTGTAATCGTCAACTTATCCATAGACACTTTACCATCAATCAAATTCATAAGCGACTGATTCAAATAATCCATCGCATCACGCAAATTATTCGTTCCACCTTCTTTCATCAATATATTCAAAATACCTCCATATACATCTTTCAAATAATCACATGAATCACGACGTTTCAAAGACAACCCCATGAACTTCAAATAACCCACATTCGGGTCCTCTTCATACAACATACCCACATATCTCTTTTTGGATAACAAGATGAAAGGCATCAATGTTTTTTCATATTCTAATTTCATAGGTGGTTTCAAATACGCAGTACACAAATCTGCGGCGTCTTGTGCAATTTCAATTGTGATTTCTAATGCTTTTTGTCCAACGATTTTTTCACCTGTCTTTGGATCTTCCAAATTAAACGTAAAGAACACAGAATCCGTGTCACCATATACATATTCCGCTTTTGTTCGAACCTTACCGTGCGTTTCGGTATCATATTCCAAATCACCATATACTTCTTCAATCATACGCCGTCCATACATAATCATCATACGACCCGTTGCAGTAGTCGACGCTGCTACATCTTGTTCATAAAACGTCGATGTGCGCGCACCACATTGACCATATAACGAGTTCGCTGTGACCTTATATCCCAATTGTCGCTTATCTAAAATATTTTGCATAAACGGGTCCTTTTCTGTTTTTATCATTTTACGTGTATCTTTACGCGCTTTTAACAACTCTTCCAAAATCGAAGGCATGATGGACTTTTGATTATTTGGTAATTGTGCCCATCTGCATTTTTTACTACCCACCTTGGTTTTTTCTGCACGAGAAGTTGGAGTGGCTCGGCGATATTCATATGTATCAAATTCAATATCAATATATTGATATCCAGGCAGATTATCGTAAATAAAGTTACCTTCTTCATCACGTTCGCCTTTCGTTTTCTCATTTATGATATTTCCTTGAAGGTCATATTCCATAGACCACACCTTACTATCATGTGAATAATTCTGACTAATCATTGAAGAAGGATACAAAGATGAATAATCTACACATGCTACGGGATTGTCCATATACATTTTACATTTGGGAGGTAATACAATCGCACCCTCATATCCACTTGCGTTACGTGGCTTCTCCAAATCAGGCATTAACGTATCCTTTTCTCTGCATTTCTTTGCTACATAACTCGTTAGTTTGATACCTTGGCCTCGGAATACTAAGAAACTGATTGGTACACTACAAATGTTCGACATCTCTGTATATCCTGTGATTACATCGATTTTGTTCATTAAGTGGTGCACCAAGTTACAATCTTGAATACAATATTTCGCAACGATCGCTCTACCTCTAGGCCCTTCATCCGATAATCGGAAAATGTCCTGAGGAGTTACGTCATCTTTTGCCATACCCCATTTTAGTTTTTTTGATTTGTCAATATCTTGATGTTCGTCTATCACAATCACATTATAAGTGTTTGTCTTTCCCTTTTCTTCGACTTCTACATTATATTCAATATCTAACACACGGAATTTCTTACCATTTTTGAAATAATCAGATGTGAAACTACTCAATTCAATGTGAATGAAATCGTCTGCATGCAAACCCATTAGATTTTTACTATACAACTTGGTAATCTCTCTTCCGTTTGCATCAGTAGTACATTCGACCTTTTTGATACTATCACTAATAAACTGTCCAGCTACATCATCCAATTTGTACGATGACAAGTTGAAATCACGACGGAAATACGTATACATATCAATTTGTAAGCGTCCAAGCATATTATAATATCGCAAATCATATTCGCCACTTGCCAACATGACCTTTGTATTCATAATCTGAACACCACTTTCAAAACCGTTATTGTCTTTCTTAGATACATGTTCTTTATCTCGTGATAGTTTCAAGAATTCTGATACACATCCCGTCTCTTTGGACCGCTGAAACATGAACTCATAATCAAAACCAAAGATATTATATCCAATCACAATATCCGGATTTTCCCGCTGGATAAGTTTGGTCCATTCCAATAAGACTTTCTTTTCACTATCCACTGCAACGATTTCTACTCCTTTTACATCATCGCAGTCTCCCAACACAATGCAATGATTTTTATGTGGTTCTTTCTTGCCATAATTCATAAATGTTGAGCCAATAAAGGTTACTTTATCACCTTCTAGTGCGGGCAATTTAGATAACAGCAATAAGTCCAACGCATTTATTTGTTCTTCTCGAGTATGAGTATCTTCCAACAAATATTCTACAATATTAACGTTGCCTTTTACCTTGTTCTTTTTATAGCCTAACTTCTTCTTCCATGCTGGAGCACCGCCTTCTTCTATTTCTTGATTTCCATGTACATCACTATCCATATTATTTGTTTCTTGATCTTGTTGACTATGTGCTTCTTCAAACATATCCTGAATACTCAATAATTCTTGCGTTGATTCATCACCTTCTTTACATATTTTATTCATTGGAACTTGTAAATACAATTTGACTACTTTTTCTAATTCTTCCTTTTCAATAGGAGTCTTCGGATATACTACATCTACATCTTCATCAATGTTGTCATATGTGAATGCTTTCATAATACAACGTCGAAATATAGGCGACATCAAATCACTATTGCTATATTTTCGTTGTTTAATGAATATATCCACAATATTCGATGCAAGACGCTTGTACGTCTTTTTGGGAAGCGGAAAATCACCGTGACTACTACTCGCCTCAATATCAAAACTACAAATGTTAAAAGGCACAATCGTTTCTTTTGTGGGC